ATGCTGTCGCTGGACCCCAAAAAAATGACCGAAATGTCGATCCCGGTTGGTACGGGCTGGCTTCTCGGATCGTGTATGGAAGCCCGGGGAAAACAGGAACTCTGGATCAGACAGAAACCCGAGGTTCTCGAAGTTCTGCGTGAACAGGCCATAATCCAGAGTGTGGAATCATCGAACCGGATTGAGGGGGTTACGATACCGGCTGACCGGCTCCGTCCGGTGGTTCTTGGAAAGGCCAAGCCCCGGGATCGCTCGGAAGAGGAACTCGCAGGTTACAGACAGGCGTTAGACTGGATTTTTTCGCGCAAGCGCCAGGTGTCTATCATTCCGAAGGTTATCCAGCGGCTTCACGCACTCGCCCAGGGCGGGCTTTCCGGTGATGCAGGTGAATGGAAGAAGCGCGACAATGAGATTATCGAAATTTTGCCCAACGGCGAGAGGAAAATCAGGTTTGTTCCCACCTCCGCCAAGAAAACTCCTAAGGTTGTGGATGCGCTTTGCCGGAACTACCGGGAAGCCTGCGATGACGAACGCCTCCCGCCGCTTTTACTTGTGGCCACCTTCGTGTTCGATCTTTTGTGCATCCACCCGTTTCGTGATGGGAACGGGCGTGTTTCCCGCTTGGTTACAACGCTTTTACTCCAGGCGCATGGTTTTCAGGTTGCGAGGTATGTCAGCCTGGAGCGTCTTATCGAGGACAGTAAAGAAGAGTACTACAGTGTGCTGGCTGAATGTTCTCAGAGATGGCATGAAGGTAAAAACGAAATCATTCCCTGGTGGAATTACTTCCTGAGCATGTTGCGGCGCGCTTACAAAGAATTCGAGCGGCAGGTGGAATCGACGGAAGCGCGTCCTGCCAAGAGCGACCTGGTCAAACAGACCGTGCTCGCCCAGTTGGAGCAGTTCACGCTGGGGGACCTTGCGGCCCAGTTGCCGTCGGCCAGCACCCAACTGATAAAAAAGATTCTTGCGGAGCTGAAAAAACAAGGCAAGGTCCGCCTTGTCGGCAGGGGACGGGGCGCCAGGTGGGAAGTGATTCCGTAGTGACAAAAAATATGAGAAAATTCGCACTTAGAGTTCCACACAAGTGCCTAAAACGTTTCATAAAAGTGCCCCAAAAAGGCCCCAAAACCAGCCAAAATCAATTTCTCATATTTTTTGTCACCCCACAATGTCTCTTCAAAAAAATAAAAAACGCCCCGCCGGTTCACAAAATCGACAGGGCGATCTTTTTTTGGCTCCCCGGGTAGGACTTCCTTCGCTGACGCTCAGGACAAGCTCACCGGCCTGATTTTATCAATGATAACTTCTTCTCCCTGCGCCAGCCCTTGATCTGCCTCTCTCGATGGGCCGCTGCATGCTTGTCATCGTATCGCTCAAAATACAATTGTAACGTGACAAAAAATATGAGAAAATTGACAAAAAATATGAGAAAAATATTTTGACCTGAAAGCCAGGGCGCAAAAAACCTGTTCGACTCCGGAGCGGTTGGCCGACAGGTTGAAAATATTTTGCTAGTTTGTGCCCGGCTAGTAATTTTTGCGGGCGGCCACCTCAAAAATTGGTTATCAAAAGCTCCTTTCCTGTCGTTTGTTTGTCCTTGGCAACTGTGTATTTCAGCGAAACCTGGTGACAATTAAATGAGTCGAACACCTGGCGCATTTCAGGGTGATCGTTGATGCTCAAAATCCACTTGCAGTCTGTCTGTTCAAGCAAATCAGCCAGTTGCTGGTAATCATCCAGCTCCATGTTGTGATCGTAGTATGGTGCTTTGTAGTATGGCGGGTCCAGGTACATTAGGGTCTGGGGCCTGTCGTAGCGCCTGATAAATTCCTGCCACGGCAAATGTTCGATGATCACGCCGGCCAGGCGCAGGTGCACCTCGGAAAGCTCTTCCTCAATGCGCAGCAAGTTGATCCTGGGCCTGGACATGGGGCCGGCGCCGAAGGTACGGTTGCGCACCCGACCACCATAACAGAGCCGTTGCAGATAATAATAGCGGGCTGCCCGTTGGATATCGGTCAGGCCGCCGGCTGCCTGCTGGCGCTTCCAGTCCTCGAACCACTCACGGGATGACAGCAGCCATTTGAACTGGCGCAAAAACTCCTCCAGGTGATGCTGCAAAACCCGGTAGAATGCGACCAGGTCGCTATCCAGATCATTTATGACCTCGTATTTAGAAGGTGGCTTGCGAAAAAACACCCAGGCAGCTCCCGCAAAGACTTCGCAATAGGATTTATGATCCGGCATCATGTCGATAATGGTTTCTGCCAGTTTGGATTTGCCGCCGATATAGGCCAATGGGCTGTTCATGGGCTCCCTCATGTGATATATAGCTCCGCGCTCGGGTCCCGGGCACGGAGGCCGTCTGTTTATCAGATGTTGGGCTGAGCCGTGATCAGCCTTTCGCCCCGGACAAGCCGGCACTTGTCCGGGGTGGCCTCCAACTATTCCAGTGGTTTGATCCTCCAGGTCAGGAGCCTGGCCGGTCTTCCTGTCAGTCTACAGACAAGCCAATGCCAGAGACCGGGCCAGGTAAAACCTTGGTAAATTCGAAAGGGGACGACCAGGGCCCCTTTCCCCACGTGTTGATCGCCCGGATACGGACGGTATGTTTGCCGCTGGCCAGCGATTCGGGCAGTTCATAGTGCAAACGCGCCTGGCCGCCGGCCTTTTCGGCCTCGGCCCGCACTACCTGGTCATCGATCTCCACCTCGTAGTAATCGACCTGATCTTTTGGCATCTGACTTGTCACCAGATACATCTTGCCATCCTTTCGTTGCAGGTTGATGCCAGATACTTTGCCGGCCGCAGGCGGCCGGAAACACACCTCGTTGGAATCTTCGCTCTCGCAGCCGTGGTCGTAGGCCCGGACCACCCAGCAATAACGTTTGCCGGGCACAAGGCCCGTGGGCGTATATTCCAGGGCCGGGCCCTGGTAGACAGGCCGGCGGTAATCGTAGTGCGTACCCGCCAGCCGCTGGAACAGGCGATAGCCTTCGGGGGGCGGGGACACCGGGTCCCAGGCCAGCGTCGGGCCGCTGGCAAGGCACGGGGAACCATTTAAAATAAGCAAGATGATAACCGCGAATCTATATCTCGGCATCAAAAAACGCATATTTGGTTTGTGGAAAAACTAAATGGGCGTTGTTATCATTGCCGGCCACGCCGATAATGAAATCATTTTTGGAAACATATAGGGTAGTTGATTTAACTACCCAATTACTGCCATCGTAATATTTCCAATCCTGAAGCTTGTCTGCATTCGGGATAGCTCTCATTTCCTGAGGAAACGAGAAGTTTACCGCGGATTCATTGCCGCCAGAACCGGCACCAACCCCGCGGTAACTGCAGGTGGGATTAAAGTTGAATTTAATAAAATATCTTTGGCACAGAGCTAATTCTTCTTGGTAGGGCCTGTAATCAAACCGTGTTGGATGCTCCCCCGGCTCAAGCTGCACCTGGGAAAGTTGGAACGTGTTACCCACCGTGTCCAGAAAGTTGACCTGGCTGGATGTGGCCAGCTTGTTCTCCGAGCGCCACTGATCCTTGTAAGTAGTTTGATGATCGCTGCCAACTGCAAGTTGGAACTCGACCCGTAACCCCACTCCGTTGGTGTAATTCCAGGTGCCATTGAAATTGTCGAAGGTAATGGGAATCTCCTTGTGTTCCCAGGTATTGGCCTGATCAATGGTGTATTCTGTGACAAATGACAAATCATGGCCGCTGTTACGCAGAGACAGGCAATACGTCCCCGTTTTTGAGGATTTTACCCAAAACGATAAAACACACGGGTTATGGCGCAGAGACACAAAATTATAGCCTTCAATCATCTGTCTGAAAAACGCATAACTGTTATCGACTGTCGCATCAGCGGTTTTCACCTCCAGCTTGCATGAGTACAGGGATCGGTATGATCCACTGCCACCATCAGGCACGTCCGCAAATCGATATACCCGCATAGCCGCTGACAGGTTGCCAGCGACATACTGCCACCTGTCGGCAGTATATTTGGCAGATGCAAGCCCGGTAAAATCGTCTCCCCGTTGCCAAATCAGGAAATCGCCGTTGATGATGTGATTTTTACGGCCGGCAATCAGCTCGGCCGGGCCGTGGTTCTGGAGCAGTTCGCTGTTTGCCGGTGTCTGCTCGATCCAGACACCGGAGCTGGAGAAATCGTCCGGGCGTACCTTGTAAGGATGGGTGCTGGTATCCTCGGCGTCGGTGGCCGCGGCAACATACAAAAAGCGCATGGTCTGGCCACCGGTATGCACCACGGCCCGGTCGCCGTCGGCGAGGTCGGCCCTTTTCAGGGCATCCAGGGCCCGGCCGCTGCCGCCGGTCAGGCTGTCGCAATTGTAGGTCGTAACAGGCATGGTTGTGCTCCTTTATGACGATTCGAAGGCCAGGGTGAAACTGTTGTTGGAATAGCCATCTCCGCCGGCAGTCACCTTGCGCCTGATCCAGATGGCCTGGTAGGCGTTTTTGGCCAGATCGCCGATATTGAGGGCGTCTGCGTGATCCTTGGCGTCCGGGCTGACGTAGGTTGCCCCCGAGCCTTCACTGCTGACGGTTCCCGAGTTCGTCCCCAGGGCAATGGCGATCTCGTCGTTTTCAGCCGGCGTGAACTGGGCGATCCAGGCCACAACTTGCAGCCAGGTGTCGTCGTTTTCGTTGCGCACATAGATCTTGCGGTACTCGGTGGAGCCCGCCACCCGCTGGGCATCGCTGACATCATCGAATATGTTCTGGTCAGCGCCCGATGCGATTTCATTTGCAGTGTCAATATCGCCGCCGTGGTCGCTTCCCTCCGACCATTGGCTGCAGCGGTAAAATTTTATCTTGTTCACCTGGATTGCCACGATATCCTCCTTTTCCTTATATTATAGCGCCGCCCCAGGCATCGGAATCGCCCCAGGTGTCACTATTTCCCCAGCCATCGGCCCTGGTCTGGATGTCGTAGCGTCCGCTGACAATGATCCGGGCCAGGATGTCATAGCCGGCGGTGGCTGTCTGGTTGGCATGGATGTCATAGCCGGCAATGGCCGAAGCTTGGGCCAGGATGTCATAGCCGGCAGCCAGGCCGGTGGCGGCCAGGATGTCATAGCCGGCGGCCAGATCTTTGCGGTACACCCAGTAATTGAGGGCTACGGCCTGCAGCTTCAGGCCGCCGACCAGATACGATTTGTCGATCACCCGGAACCGGTCGCCGGAGGCAACCAGGCCCAGCAACGCAGCTGACAGCGGCTGGGATGCCACATCGAAGGTGACGACATCACCACGCTCGATGGCCGCCAGGCCGTAGCCACCGGTGAGGGTCACCACCAGGCGGGGTGCGGCCAGATCCTCCAGTTGCCAGGCCAGCACGGAACCGGCCTGGCCGGAATCCATGACATATGGCAGCGACAACGGATCACCGCTCAGCGGGCCGTACCTGTCAGCGCTGGCCGTATGTTCGGCCGTTACCGTGGCCCGCAGGGCCTCGACAGGGTCCTCGTATCCTGACCAGTCCCGGGCATAGCGGGCGGTCAGGGTGTTTTTGATGTCCACCCGGTCGGTAAACGAAACCTGCAGGCTGTCCTGATCCACGTGGTGCCGGCCGATGGTGGCCGCGGCCTGCTCCCGGACCGGGATGTATTTGAGCCGGTGGCTGCCGGCCTCCCAGTACTCGATTGACCGGCTCTGGAAGGCGATGCGGTCGACCAGGGCCCGGACGCACGGTCTTTGCAGCAACACCACGGCCAGGGTAAAGCCGGCAGCGGCATACCGGGCTCCGGCCGCGGCATAGGCCGCCGAGTCGATAACCTCGCCGGCCTGTTGGCAGCCGCGAATCAGGATATCGGCGCAGATATGGTCCGGCCGCTCGATCAGAGCGCCGGCCGTGCCGGTTATGGAACCGTCTGCGTCGATGCGGCCCCGCAGATCGCAGGACACCCGGTTGCCGATCACCGTTTCGGCCGTGGAGTTACCGGAGATGGTTACCGTTCCGGTCTTTGTGGGCGCCCCGGTCTTGGTTGCGGCCCCGGATTTTGTGGCCGCCCCGGTCTTGCCCACCCCGGCGGCCGGGCTGCTGTTTGTGGCGGGTGTGTATTTGACCTCGATCCACGCCTCGCGGATATAGTCGGCACCGTTGCCGCCGTAGACTTTTTCAATCCGCGCCTTGAGCCCGTTGAATTTTTCCCATGTATTGGTGTCGGAGTTTACGGCGATCCAGGACCCTTTGATCACCTGCCCGCTGTTGTTGGGATAGGCTGTCAGGCCCCCGCTGCCGAACGACATATATATCTGCCTGTTGGGCGATGTGTTCTGATCATGGATGGCGCCGCAGGCCATGCAGAGCCTGTAGGCCGTGGGAGGGCCGGCGTAATCCTGGTAGCTGGCCTTGCCGATTACGGCCCAGCTGTTGAGCGCGTCGAAACCGCATACGCTGTTGTAATCGTTGTCGCACAGGTTCCACGGCGACAACGGATCTGACGATCCTGATGTGCCGGTCACAACGTCGAAACGCCAGTTGACAATGACCTCAGGGCTGCTGTGGGCGTGGCTGCCCTGGGTCACGCCGATGGTGTCCTTGACGCCGATTGTATCGTCAACCCCAATGGTGTCCTTGACGTCGATGGTGTCATGGGCCGCCAGGTTGACCTGCTTTTTGAACACCGGCAGGGTGTGAAAGACTACCGCGGCTCGTCCCGGGTAGCCGGAAAGCTCATCATTGGGCCGGCCGGTGTAGGCGGTGAACCCGTCCACCTGGCGGATGTGGTCCACGTAGACCGCATCTATTGCCTGCACCGGGTGATCGGCTGCCAGGTAGACGTAGTCGGTCTGGATCTCGGCCACGGCCGAGCCCGCGTCGTGGTCGGTGGCCTCGGTGCCGTTGTGGCCCCGGGCGCCGGAAGAGGCCAGGGTCAGGATGTTGCCGGCCCGCGAAGCAACGGCAATCTGCTCACCATCGACCTGGATCACGTGGGCCCCGGTGGGAAAGGCGCTTGCATCGGAAAGTTCCAGGGTGCCGCCATTGCCGGGGCTGTCGGCTGTCATGGCTGTCACCAGAGTCGATTTGCCGCCGGCATCCACTGCCAGGCAGGGCACCTTGCGGGCCCGGCCCCAGACCTGGGGTATCATCTTGCCCAGGTCGTCAGGATCTGCGCCCGGAAAATCTTCGGCGCAAAGGATCGTATGGGCGAAGCGGTTGGCCACTGCCAGCTCGAAGCTGCTGCAAAGCAGGGTTACCTGGTCGGCAGCCATGTTGATTACGTCCTCGATCTGGCCGACAAAGAGGCAGACCGCATCGCCGGCAGCGGCCGCCTGGCTGTAGATCTCGCAGATTTTCACCCTGGCAAAATGCGGGGCCGCCGGCTTGAACAGGGCCGAAAAGCACGCCGCACCGCCTACCGGCGTGGTGTTGTCGATGACAACCGTGCACTGGCCGGGGGCTGTTGTCTCCCAGGTGGCAGGATCGAGCCTGCCGCAGGCTATCTCGCCCCAGGAAAGCACAATCGGCTCGTACAATTGGCCGTCAAAGACGCATTCGCTTCCGGCCTGGCCGAAAACGCGGTCGCAAAGGCGCACCGTGGCCGCATCCAGCTCGATGGTGAGCAGGCGGATCGGCTCGACAAACGGGCAGTCAACGGCAGCCCGGGCCTGGGACGACAGGTTTTTCATTTCAGACGGTTTTTTACTTCTTCTATTTTTTCTTTGAAGCGGGCTTCTGCTTCTTTCTTGGTCATCTTTTCATCCCGCAGCATCACGGCCAGCCGGTTGGCATCGGCGGCCGTGTCGACCAGCAGTTGGTACAGTTGCAAGGTGGTCATCATCTATCTCCTCCTGCTCACAGCATTTCGATCACCGCCAGGTTTATCCGGGCGTGGGTTTTGTGATCCTCGACAGATTCGGGCACATCCTGCAGCCGGCATAAAAAGCACTCGCCCTTGTGGTCCAGGATGAAAAAAGGCTTACTATAGCCGTCAAGCTCGGCCATTGCCGCGGCAAACTCCGCCTGCTCGGCAGGCGAAAGCCGCAGGCCGTATTCCCGCATACGGCGCGGATCTCCCAGCTTGCAGGCTCGCTCCAGCCCGCCGACAGTCGGCGTCCAGGCCACGTTGTCCTTGTCCCCGGCTACGGGCGCAGGCATTGTCTTGACATCAAAGCCGCGGCCTGCGGCCATGAACACCTCCCCGCAGCGGGGGCTTTCGGCCGCGGCCACCACCAGGCGCCACCAGCGGCTTGTCACCGGCGCGGCCAGGTGCTTGACTACCAATTTCCCGTCGGGCTGGGTCCAGGGCGAAACGGCATCGTGGATATCGGAAGCAAAACCATCACTGGAGTACTGCCAGCTTATCTGCCGGCCGGAAAAATTGTGACGGCCGGCTGCCAGAAAATCCACCGGCGCCGGGTCACTGCCCTGGTCCACGGTAATATGCAGATCGCCGTTTGCGCTCCAGCTCCAATACAGCGATATGGCCCGGTCCCGGAGGCGGGCGGCCGGAAAACCGTCATCCTGGCCGGGCACGGTAACGGTGGCCGACTCCAGGATATTGCGGGTATAAAGGACAATGGATGCCATCTAGACTGTTCCCCAGCGCTTTTCCAGGCGGCGGAATTCCGCGAAGGCCCGGGCAATGGAGCCTGCATCGCCGGTCATGAAGGTCGGCTGTAAAATATAGGTGTTGCCGCCGGAAGCATTCGACCGGCCGCGCCGTTCTGCCTCGGATTCGGCCGGGTTCTTCACTATTTCGCCCTTGTGCCCCAGGAAAAGGCCGGTATAGGGCAGCCCGGCCGGGCCCGTGCCGGACGCATAAGAGGGGGCTTTGGCAGGGGCCGCTTGCTTTGCTTTTGAGGCCGCAATCTCGTTGACCCTGCGCTCGGCATCGGTGTACAGCCGACCGGCAGCGTTGCCGATGGCCTTGCCGGTGACGTTGATTGCCCGGGCAACGGCACCGGCTACTGTCAAGACAGCCTTTAACGATGGCAGCAATTGGTCGGCCCAATTGCGGATATTGGCAAAAACGCTGCGTACGGTTTCCTCCAGGTTATGCCATCCGCCAATGGCCTGCCCGACGAACGCTTTGATCCGCTCACCCAGGCCGATGATGTAATCGGCCAGGTCCTGGGCCCATTGCTGCATGGTGCCGCTGTTGTAAAGCTCGTCGGCCCAGTCCACGATGGCCCGCAGATTTTCTTCCAGCCAGGCCATGACCCCGGAATCCATCACCAGGCGCTTGAACTCCACCCAGTAGGATTTGAGCGATTCGATCATGCCCGACCACATGCCCTGGATCTTTTTGCTCTGGCCTCCGAAGCGCTCTGACATGCCCTCCAGCAGGGCGGTCACGGCCGTGTTGGCATCGATGCCGGCAGCCCCGATATTGCCCAGCTGTTCGGCAGTCAGTCCGAGCTTTTCCTGCAGGATCTGGTATGCCGGCACACCTCGTTCTGCCAGTTGCATCAGCTCTTCGGCCGACACCTTGCCCTTGGTCTTGATCTGGCCCAGGGCCCGGGCGATTCCCTCCAGGGTGTCGGCCTCGCCTCCCAGGGCGCTGGTGGTGTCCACCAGGGTTGTCATGTCGTCAATGGTCGGTTTTAGGCCCATTGCCCGCATCATCGTGAAAGCCTTGATGGCCTTGACGGTGTTGATGGGCATTTTCAGGGCCCAGCGGTTGAGCTTGTCGAACCACTCGGCACCCTGGCCCTTGGTGATGGTGTCCAGGGACACGCGCAGCTTGTCCATTGCCGCTCCGGTGTCGATAAACGATGCTGCCAGGCGCTTGACCTGCCAGGCGGCAAAGGCTCCGGCAGCCGCGGCGGCCGCGGCACCGACAGCGGCGATCTTGATCGCGGCGCTGGCAGCTCCCTTGACCAGGCCGGCCAGCCTGGATGCCAGCGCGCCGGCGCTGCCGGCAAACCTTTTGCTGCTGCGGCCGGTATCATCCAGCGTGCGCGCAAAACGGCGCATCTTGACCGATCCGTTGTCGTCCACCTCGATTTCGAATGTCAGCTTTTCAGCCATGAGATTTGACCTCTTCTCGGATGAATACTTCCAGGGCCGCCATGATCTTGGTCAGCATTGCCGGCTGCTCTTCTGCCGGGATGCGCAAAACCCGGAAGACAAAATCCAGGGCGCTCAGATCCGGCCCCCACCAGGCGGCCTTGCCGGTGAACTGCCGGCAGATCAGCCCTGATCCAAACTGCCTTACTATCTGCCAGGCCGGGACGTTTGCAGGCAGCAGGAGCAATTTGTTGCAGGTGCCGCAATCAGGGTCTTTCAGCCCGTCTGCTGCTGCCCGCCGGCACTCTTCGCACGGCTCCCGGCCCAGCGCGGCAAACTGCCGTGCGAAGTCTTTCAGTTTTTTACTTCTGCCGCCAGCTCCGCCTCCCGGAAGGCCTGCAGGTCGGTAACCGTGTCCACCAGGAACCTGTCCAGCCCGTATGCCTGGGCCACCAGGATCTCGGCATTGCCGGCAGTGTAGGGCACGGGCCGGTCCATATCGTCAGGATCCACCTTGACCGGGATAAGCTCGGCCATCTTGCCCATGGTCAGGCCGCGCCAGTCGCGGATCAGTTTTGCCAGGTTGCGGGCAAGCTTTTTGTCGTCCACATCGTCGGTTGCCTGGTGGGTCCGGGGATCGAAGCGCCGTATGCGGCTTGCGTCGATCAGGCGGCGCAGGCCGTCTTTGGCCACGTAGGCCACCTGCAGCTCAAAGCCGTCATATTCGACCCACATCTCGAAAGACTGCTCATTTTTTTCGATATACTGTGCAAGATCCATGTACTTCTCCTTGTGATCAAACGCGCAGGGCAAACACCGGCAGGCCGCAAACCTTGAAAGACGTCTTCTCTTTGACCGGTTCTGATACCGGCGCCGACAGGTCAAAACCCGTGAACTGCACCCAGGCGACCAGGTGATCGCCGCTGCCGTCGTTGTCAGGATCGTAGGAAAAAAGCTGCAACAAAAAGAAGGCCGGCTCCTGCCCGGCGGTCTCGCGCAGGGCATCAAACCACATGGGCCCGGCGAAAAAGCCGCCCGCCGTCCCGCTTGCCTCGGCCTGGCCGGGCAGCCAGGTCTTCCACTGCTGCTGAAAGACGCTGCCATCTGCCAGGTCCAGGCCCAGGTCCAGGGTCCATTCATAGAGATAGCCGGCCTTTTGCAGGGCCGCTTCCGGCACAAAGCCGTTTTTGCCGCTGGCTGTCACCGTGGCCGGGGCGGCATCGAACCAGGCCCGGCCGTCGGCATGGTCGATGCGCAGGCAGCGGGCACCGCCGCTGTCGCTAAAGGTTACGGCGACGTTGGGATTGAGCATGCGCCGGGATGATTCCTTGATCTGGGCCGATGTGCCGGCCGCGTCGGCCGGCTCGTCAACCAGGTGCCCGATGCTCCAGGTATCGCCCACCGTATGCCCCGATGTGGAGCCAAAGCGGATAGCCTGGCCGTCAACAAGATCCTGATCGGCGCCGGTGATGGCAACCGATGCAGACCAGCTTCCGCCATCTTTGCGCCAGGAGAAACTGTCCGGGCTGCCGGCAGCCTCGATGCGCACCTGGAAGACGGCCGTGGCGGTCCCGGTGTATCCTGAGCCCCAGGACAGATCGTTGCGGCCGCTTCCGACAAAGCCGTTTTTGCGAAAGATAAAGACATTGGCGAATTTCCCGTGGGTCGCGGTCATGGCGCACTCCCCCTATGCCACGGTCAGGCTTGGTGCGCCCTGGCCCTTGAAATTGAAAGAGCCGGTGACCTTGCCGCTGACGGTGGCCGGCACGGAAAAGCTGGTGATGATTATGTCGCCGGAAAAGTAATCGCCCGAGTCTTCCAGCCGGAAGACAACGTCGGTGAGGACCGTGCCGGGGCTGGCGCAGACGATGGCGTCTATCAGGGCTTTTTGTTCCGGGTTGGTGGGGTCCAGGCTGTATTGCATGGTTCCGCCCCATTCGCCCTGGCCGGCCAGCCATTTTTTCCAGTTCTCGCCCGTGTTGCTGTTGTCGTCCAGGTCGACGGAGAACTCCAGGTTGTACTCAATGCCCCCAACGATGGGCACATTGTTCTTGGCAACGCGGGTCACCTTGCCGTGGATGGGATAAGACATTTTCTATTCTCCTTTAACGCGGCTTGAAACGTAAATACTGGAGCTCGACGGTTTGCTTCTGGATCATCTCCTGCCGGTCGCCGAAAAGCCGGCTGGCCTCGATGGACGTCGCAAAAGCGTGATAGACACCGTCAAGGCCCAGGTTGTTTTCTTCCAGGGCGGCGATGATGTCGGCCGTCATCTGTAGCACGCCGCGATCTCCCATGACCGACTGTTCCACCTTGAGCACCTGGGCATAGGCCGACACCCGCACCCGCGCATCGATGCCGATGGTTGTCTTGTCGTCAAGGGTGCGCGTTACCCGTCCGTCCTTGATGGCCACCGCCGGAAATTTTACCGCTTCTGGAAGCAGCATTTCGTCTTCGGTGATGAAAATATCCGCATCGCGCACGTAGCCAAGCTCGGTCTGCAATTTCTGTTTGATTGCTGTCAGCAGATCTTTCATGACGTGCAAGCTCCTGATCGGATCATGGCTTCGCAAAGAGTTCGAGATCGAGGCGTCGCAAGCCCCGGGCGACGAGGCGTACATGGAAGTACGCCGCAGTCGCGGCGGGGCGCAGCGCAACAAAGATATCGGATTATTTGCGAAGACATATGTAATCTCCGAGGATGCGGCGCATGATACGCTTGTCTTCATCCTGGACCATCAAAAACGGCCGGGCAGGGATCTTGATATCCATCTTGCGGCTGTGTGCCCGTACCCGCACCCGGCGCACGGTAACCTTGTGGCCGAACACCTGCACCAGCAAACGGCGATGGGCCCGGACCGCCACGGTCTTGTTGATCCGGCCGCCGAACTGGTGGATGGCGGCATAGGCCACGTTGGTGCCCACGGCAACGTGCCTGCGGCCTGCCCGCATGGTCATGGAGTTTTTCAGCCGGGCGGTATCGATCAGGGTTTTGCCTCCGGCAGCGGCCCTGGCAGACGGCTTCCAGCGCACGGGCCGGCCACCGTCCTTGAAATTGCGGGCCACCGAGCCCAGCAGCACAAGGCCGCATTCGGTCATGGCCGGGGTCAGGTCATCCATGCGGGACAGCACCTTGCGGAGCCTGCGCTCGACCGGCAGCTTGTCGTATTTGAACCACAGGCGCATCAGAAATCCTCCAGATCGCTGCGGGTAAACAGCCGGCCGTTGGAAGTAATCCGGGGCCGGTTTGCATCTGCCGGCGGGCTGTCAGGGTCCTGCGCTCCCAGGGTCACCACCTGGCGGGCCACGTCCCGCAAAAAGCGCACGGCCGCGTCATAGCGGGCCTTGCGGTCTTCCGGTACACCCTGACGCCGGGCGTACAGGTTGCAAATACTCATTTCCACGCACACCTTGCGGATGATGGCCGGCACCGGGTCAAAGGGCACCGGGTAACGCATGCCGCAGTAAGCGTCGATTTCGGCCGCCGCATCGTCTATGGCCCGCTGGATCACCGCATCGTCGGCAGAACCGGTGTCGTTGTCGTCGGTAAGCTGGACGAGGATGTCCTCGTCCAGCTGTTCCAGTATGTCCGCCTTGGTGCAGTACATTTATTTTTCTTCCTTACCCTTGCCGGTCTTCTCTTTTTTCCTGCTCTTGGCACTGTCCTTCGGATCTGGCAGGCCGGTTTCGACTATCAGCATGGGCTCGGCCTTGAGCCGGGCAAGTTCTTCCTCGTCAAAGCGGTCGTCCGGGTATAATTTGGGCTCGGCGCCGTGCCGCATTCCGCAGCGCCAGAACCCGTCACGCTTGGATGTGATTCTGATCATGGGTCCGTCTCCTTGTCTTCGGTTATCTGCTAGGCCAGCCAGGGCGCGGGGATCAGCTCCACGGTGTTGTACCAGGGGTTGGTCGCGCCGTTGTCCAGCCGGTCGGCGGCGATCAACTTGCGGGCGGCGCCGTCCAGGGATGGGCCGTACACCAGATGAGTTGGCTTGATGCCAAGGGGCTGGCCCTCGTCGTTCTTGAAACTCATCATTGCGGCCCTGGCCGCGTCGTAATTGGCGGCAGTCAGGTCCTGCTTGGAACCGTAGGCAAGCTGCCACAGGCCGAATCCGACATTCTTGCGGTCGTCCACGCCGTAGTAGTAATCCTTGCGCTTGAAGACGTTGTCGCTGTTCGGATCGATAACGGCCACAAACTCGGGCTCCTTGCGGATCTGGACGATCAGGGGCCGGATGGGCCGGGAAAGATCCAGCAAAAACCACGGCGCGCCGGTTCCCCCGCCGCTGTTTGACACCGTGGAACCTCCCACCGGGTGGTCGGTGTCGAAAAAATACTGCCCATCGTAGCAGGTGGTGGAAAAACCCTGCTTGAGCAGGGAGAAAAGCAGCACGTCCGGATGCTGCTTTGCCGATTGGGCCAGGCCCTGGACCATCGGCGTGTAGAGCCCGATCTGATCGTCCTCGATGTCGTCACGGTTTACGGCCACCGTGGCCTCGAAGCTCTTGTTGACGATCTCGTAGCCGTGGGCCGCCAGGTCCTTGATCACCCGGTCGCCGACCCACTCGCGCATGGCCGGGAACGATCCCAGCCACTTATAATCATTACTGCGGGCAGTGGACGGCACCCGCATGGCCACCTGCGGCCAGATGGGCGACACCTCGTCGAAAGCCTGGTTGAAAATGGTTTTGAAGCTCCTGTAAATGCCCGCCAGGGCTGCCTGGTTGACGATCATGGTTTTTCTCCTTTTCGTTTTGGCGTCTGCGCCGGGCCGTGGCGAATTACTCGATTTCTACCCAGACCCCGTCGCTTTCAACATCGATGCATTTGCCGGCCACGATGCTGTTGGTGCCTCCGCTTGATGCCACGGTCTGGGCGTCTTCCACGTAGATGTTTGTGCCCACGTGGGCGCGGGTTACGGCGTTGGTGGAGCTGTTGGCATACTTGAAGGCCGCCTTGCGGCGCACGGTTACCTGCGCATCGCCGTCGGCGCCGCTGCCGTTGTCCACGTGCCGCCGGGCTTTTCCCAGCACCACCAGGCCGGCCGCGTCGGCTGCCGGCACGGCATAGCCCGAGCTGTTGCGGGCCACCATCTTGCCGGCCTCGATGACCGTGGATGCGGCCACCGGCACCGCTATCACCTCGCCGGATCTCATGTCTGTCATCCTGTCTGCCATTTTCCCCTTCTCCCTTTTTATCGGTTTCAGTCTTTACTTGCGTCAGGCCTCGGCCTGCCTGGGGCCGTACTTTTCCCAGGTCTCCTTGTCGATGCCCAGTTGCTTGTTGATCTGCACCTGGATCTCGTCCAGCTCCTGGTTGTCTGCGCCGGCTTTCTTTTGGCCGCCGGGCAGCTTGTCCAGCGGCACCACCACCGGCGCCTTGGCCACAAAGGCGGCAAAGCCGTCAGGATCGCGCAGGGCGTATTTGGCGGCCCATTCTTTCTGATCCGGAGTGATTTTGCCGGCCGAAAGGGCCGCGGCCACGGCCTCGTCGGCTTCGCGCCGGGCCAGCTTGGCCTGCAAGGCCGCAAATTCTTCCCGGGAGACCGAGGCCGTTTCTTTCTGCTTCAGGGCGTAGATGCTGGCCACAACCTCTGATGTGCCGGGCTCGCCCTCCAGGTCCAGGGCCTCGATGATCTGTTTGGCCACCGTCGGCCGGGATGCGGCCTGCTGCAGTTTGTCGATTGCTTCCAGCACCTGGTCGGCGCCGGCGTCGTCGGCCAGCTTGAGCTTGGCCACCAGTTTTTTCAGCAATTCCTTCATGGGCTGGTCCTCCTCGTATGCCCCTGCCAGCTTGGCAAGGATCGGCGTTAGGTTGTTTGTGCGCGGCGCGTTGGTAAGGGCCACCGAGAAGATGGCCACAAGGCGCCGGTCTGATTTACGCACGGCAAATACCGGCGAAAAATAGCGGTACTCCCGGTTGCGGATGTATTCCGCGGCCCGCGCCGTCCAGCTGACCCGGGCCTCAATTCCTGCGCCCGGCCGGTAGCGCAGGTCGGTGATCCAGCCTGCGGCCGGCGCCTGAACGTTTTCAAGCGTCTGGTGCTCGTAATCGATGACAATGTCGTTGCCGCGGCGCAAAAAATGCTCGTAGACCAGGTCGAACGCCTGGCTGTCCACCAGGAACGGCTTTTCCCCCTCGACCTCGACCCAGCCGTCGGCAAAAAGCGGCATCCACCGGGGCAGGTCGCCGGCGGCTTCGGCCTCGGCGGTCATGGCGGCGATCATCGTGAGAATTTTTTCAGGCTTCATGTTTTACTTTTCCTGTATGCTCTCAGAGGCCGAATTTCGGCCGATCCCGATTTTCCGGCTGCACACCTCCGCGCGGCAGTCCGATCGTCCAAAATCCGGCGATTTAAAGATGGTTTTAATACGGTTCCGTTTCCCCTCCGCGGGGGTTTGATCACCCGCTTGACAGTCCCGGCCGACCGGTGATAATTTTTCATTGCGAGATGGGCGGCCGGGACGAAACGGCGGCGTTATGGCCCGGAGGATGTCGATACCTCCGGGGCGAAGGCGCCTACCGTACGATCCGGAAAGATCGACCGCCTATCTTTTCCTGTACAGCAGCACGCCGCGCCTGTAGCCCAGGGGCCCGTCAAGCAGATTCTGCCCGGCGGGCCCGCTTTGCCCGCTTTCGACATCGTAAATCGTCACTCCTGTCCAGGTACCGCCATCAATATCCAACACGCAGAATATGCCGAGGTTGCGTTCCTGGTGGCGGTAAAACTTGAGGTGGCGTCGCCTTAATATCCACCGGCCATCCGGGGCAATCATGGGCGTCAACCAGACCTCGTCAGGATCGGATACTGCATGGACAAAACAGGGGATGAAACGGCCACGGTCACCCTTGGTCAGCTTGAAACGCCCCTTACGGCCGAAAACCACGCGTTCGCTTATGATCAGTGGCTCGCCATCGATGAAAAATACTTTTTCACCGTCTTTCATCCCAAAGGCCTGCTGGAATTGTTCCTGATAATACCGCGCTATCTGCCGATTGCTCATTCCCTCTGCCTTTAATTCAGCCGTTGAGGGCAGCAACTTCGGCAGAAACGCCAGCCTCTTCATGTTCCTGGCAGCCGGCAGCCGGTAATCTGCCGCCCCTGGCAGTGGCCGGCACTGCCGAAGTCGCCCGTCATCCCGTGCGGCGGCCGCGTCCACGATCCCGCCCCAGACGGTCTTGCCCGGATGATGGGCAAACCCGGTATCGGGCATCAGCGGCCGGGCCGGCATCTTCTGGCCGGTGACCGGGTCCACCGGCTCTATCAGCTTGCCGGTGGGATCGTCGCTTTCCACCTTGAGGCCCTCTTCTTCCACAGTGTACTTGTGCAGGTAGATCACCGAGCACCTGCAGCGGAAGCCGTTGGGCGGCCACCAGGTGTTCCAGAACGGATGGTTCAGGGGAAAGATTTTGCCGTCCAGGGCCGCGTGGGTCGGCCGGGTGCGGACATCTCCCACGGCGTCGTACTGGCCGAAAAACCTGTCGGCAAGCGGCATCGCCTGTTTGTAACGCCCCACGCTGTAGGCAGTCTGGATGTTGGTGCGAAAGATGTTATCCACCCGCCAGGCCCGGCGGCCGGTCCAGCCGCGGCGGGCAAATATCTGCTCGCAATCGCGCTTGAAATCCGCAAACGATGTACCCTTGGCGATGGCCCGGCTCATGGCGGAAAAGACCGTCTCAAGCTCGGCGCCCCTGGCAATGCCGGCCACGGCAAAGGCTTTTGTCCTGGCCGCATCGGCGAGCCGCCGGAACTGGCCCGGGGAAAGCCGCACCTTGTCCTGCCAGAAGCGAATTGCTTCTTTTGGCGGCAATGGTTCAGGCACCGGTTTCATCTTCCACCGTCCATCTTCCGAAAAGTTCGCTGTTGAGCATGGCCCGCTCCAAAAGCTCCGCCACCTGGTCCATATCGAGTGTCGGATACAGCCCCAGCACGGCCTCTATGGCCTCGTCCCAACTGCCGGCGCTGCGCACCGCCTCCACGATGGCCTGCTCATTTACTTCAACCGCGGCGGCTGCCGCGGCCGCCACCTGGTCGGCCAGGGCGTCGATTGCCTCCTGGTTCGGTGTGCCGGCGGCCGCCTTGGCCACGATCTTTGCCGCCGCCACGTTTGGCCCGCCGACTACTTCCTCGCCTTTTTGCGGCTCGGGAATCCCAAACTTGCGCCGGATAAACGCCAACGGCATGGTCACGTTGCGGTCCAGCAGACTGGTGATCCATTCGGCGGTTTGCGACAGGTCGTCGGGCTCTTCCAGGCTGGCCTCATAAAGCGGCACCGGCGCGTCCCAGCCGAAGTTGAACCCCACCAGGGGCCGGATAAGCTGGGTGCGGATGGTGGCGGCCAGGGCCCGGGCGTCTGCCAGCAGCAGGTCGCGGCGCACCTCGTTGTGGGTCTTGCTGGCGGCATAGCTGCCCTTGTCGCCGACTTCGGCAGTCAAAGTCTGGCCCAGCAAAGCCTTGCTCATTTCCCGGTTGGCGAACTTTGCCAGGGCCTGGTACAGGTCGCCCGAGGCCTTGCCCTTGACCGATTCCACAAGCTCGATCTGGGTGGCAGTCGAAATGATACCGGCCGCATCCGAGCCCAGGCTGGTCACAGCCTCGGCCAGGGCACGTTTGTCGTCCTCAGAGGCCCCCGGCGCATATTTTCCGATGCGCAGCGGCATGCCGTAGACCTCGCAAAAGGCCAGCCAGTCCTTGACCGCGTAGTTTTTGAACAGGTACCACCAGGCGCAGACCCGGTAGATGCCGGCCCGGGCAGGGTGGCCTGATTTGCCGCCGTAGCTGTGCAGGATGATTTTCCAGGCCGGGATCTCAACACCGGTTGGCGCATCGTCTGTCAGCAGCAGCGGTGTTCTGCGCACAAGCCCGGACCTGTCAGCGAACAGGAACCTGCGCTGGGAGACAAACTCGAAGCGCGTGGGCACTGCCTGGCCGGCGGACACGTCCCAGATGGGCTCGGCGGCCGCGAACCCCTTGCCCACGGCATCCTGCAGGGCCACCAGAAGGTCCGGGTAGTCGGTAAGCGCCTTCAGGGTCTTGTCGACGAATTCTGCCACCTGCACGGCCCTGGAGTCGTCTGCGGCCGGCTTGACATTGAACTTGACGTCCATGATGACGTTGACCCTCTTGCCGCGCTCGCCCAGCAGGTGGCCGTCGCGTTCTTCCATCTGCTCGAACAGCTCTGCCTGGCGGGCCACGTCCCCGGCGTCGGCCTGCTTCAGCGTGGCTGCCAGCTTGCGCGGGGTCAGCCCCGCGGCCACGTACTGCCGCCAGGAATCCAGCAGGGGGGCTGCGGCCAGCACCTGCCGCTGGGGCCTGGTGCGGGTGTAAAACGGACGTCCGAATTGATCCACTATCTTGCCCATCACCATGCTCCCTTGATTGCCATCCGCCGCCGCCCAAGGCTCCTGTATTGGACCGGGCCGGCGGGGCTGTCGGCCGCGTGCAGGGCCAAGGCGTGAGCCCAAAACTCGTCGGCGTGGCCCTTGGCGGTGCGCTCTGCATCGAACCGGATATTGCCCGCGGCCGTGACGGTCTTTTTCACGGCGTGATGGGCCCGGCGAATCTTCTGGTCCACCGGCAACCGCACCTGCCGGTCCTCGAAGCGCCGGCGCAGCCCGAAGGCCAACTCCTGCTTGACCGGACCAGTGAAAAGCACGCCCTCGACACGGTGCTCACCGTATCGCTCCTTGGCGTCCTCTACCGGTTTTTCGCCAAGGCCGGTCTGGTCCATGCACAGGCGCAGGGGGTTGTAGCGCTTCATCACCTGGTCCAAAGCCTCGTCCTGGGCCGCGAAGGTGGCTTTTCTGAGTCTGTCCACCTGCCGGGTCCAGAACACATCGCCCACTTGTTCCACCACCCAGATCACTGTCAGGTCGCGCCGGCGGCCGATGTCCATGCCCACGAAAAACGGCCCGCTGCCGGCAAACTCGGATTTGCCCGCCTCCGGATCTTCGCATGGCCGGATCAGGTCCCAGGTCAGGAAAGCGTCGGCCTCGGATACCGGCACACAGCAATACTCCTGCTGCCAGATGTTTTCATCCACACAGGCGGCCCGTTCTTCTTCCAGCCATGCCTTGCGCTCAGCCTCAGTGGTGGGCCGGCCCATGATACGGTCCACCAGGCCCTGGTCCACCGCGTCGAAAATCGTGGTCGTGTGCAGGGAAAAGGTCGGCTGCCGCCCGTCGGCCAGGGCCTGCTTTGCGTCCCGTATAAACTGAGCGTATAGGCCGCCTGCGCTCTGGTAGGTGCTCAATATCCGCAGGTCGAAGCCCCAGGTCACGCACGGCTTGGCTGCGGCGTACATGGCCTGCTGGTCCGTGTGCCAGTCGAACTCATCTAAGACCACCTTGCCACCCTTGGAGCGAAAGGCCGTCGGGTTGCTCGACAGCCCGTGGATGCGCGAGCCGTTTGCAAAACGGATCACAAGCGCACGGATGGCGCGCCTTTCGTCCAGCACCTCTTCGCCGATACTCAGGATCTTGCCGGCGGCTTTGTAAATCTTGGCCCATTGCTGGCAGTACATGATGTATTCCTTGGCCGCGGACTCGTCGGCAGAGGAAAACCACACCGGCAGGCCGGCGTTCTTCACACAGTCACGCACGTCCTCGTAGGACTGCACGTAGGTGGCCCCGATTCTCCGGCTTTTCTCCCAGATCTTGCGCCGGGATTTGTCGGCCAGCCAGTCGACTTGGTATGGCAAAAAATACCCGCTCACCGGGCCACCCCCAGGATGCGATCGACCTCGGCAATCAGCCGGCGGCGGTCGGCATCGCTATCGCCACCGTCTGACTTTTCTTTCTGCCGGCCGTATTTTGCTTTCATCTTCTCTACCAGTTCGATGGCCTGTTTTATATCCTTTACCGCCGCAAGCGACATTGCTTGCGGTTTTGTCAGCAATATGTTGATCTTCTTCTCAATGACCGTTTGCAGAGCATCTATGGCGTCTTCAGGCGTCTTGATGGCAGTTTCTGGAGAAGATATTGACGAAGATAACTTTTCTTCCACCATATCTTTCTTGGCCGCCCTTGCGGCCACCGCCTCGATGCTGCTGATGGCAAACACGTCCTGGGGGTTGAGCGAATCCAGGGCTTTTTTGATCAGGCGCTGGCGCAGCAGCACAGTGTCACGCCGGATATCGGCCAGGGCCTGGCGGTACCGGCGGCGGCGCTCGGGCCAGGACGGCAGATCCAGATCCGGGTTGCCCCGGCCCCAGCGCTTGAGTTGGGAGACCGATACGCCGGTCTTAGCCGCCACCTGCTCGTAGGTCAGACCGGCCTCCACGTACAGCTCTTCGGCCCGCTGGCGGATCTCCCAGGAGATCTCCTCGCCCATCGCTACCTCCCCAGGGCCTTTGCGATGGCGGCCACCTTGCGGTCGGATTCGGCCAGGTCGGCCAGGCAGGCCGCCAGGTCGAAGGCCAGGGCCGACACCTGCTCGCCGTCGATCTGCACCGGATCGACAAACGGGTCCAGCAGGTCACGCAGCGACCTAACCAGCCCGTTGGCCCGCAGCCGCAATTTCTTGTTTTTCAGTTTTTCCTCGGTCAGTCGGCCCACGAATTTGAGACGCTCGCTCATATGGCCACCTCGCGTTTTTCCACCCTCTGCAGGGGGCAAAACTGGTTGCGGTTGATATCGTCGGCCAGGCGCTGCATGGCCTGGGTATTCATAATCACCGTCTCGTGCAGGTCCGTTGCCAGGCGCTCGCAGGTTTTGACCAGTTCCACGTTGTTTTCATACATCCGCCGCAGGTCATCCATGTACTGACGGTGCTCGCTCAGGATTTTAGTGGTCTCTTTGCGGTGGTCGGCCACCATCTTGCGCATCATGCGAATATCCACGTACCAGATCACCACCAGCAGTCCGATGGGTCCGTAGGCCGAGAGCACCCCTGCCAGTTGCCCGAGGTTAATGGCTGCGTCCATCACATCTCCTGTTGCGGGCGAGTTTGCGCTCCAGGTAACGGATATGGGCCACCAGGTCCCTGATCACCCGCCGCACGTTGGCCGGCCGCCAGAAGCTGCTCTCGAAGCTGCTTGTGACCTGCTGCTCGATGACCTCCAGCCGCCGGGACGAGAGTTTTTTTGTTAAGATCCAGGTCATCATGCCCCCTTCATGGCCTTGATGATCCCCGGGATCAGCCCGGGGCCGGGCTGCTCTCCGGCCGCCACCCGCTGCATTCTGCCCCGGTGCCAGGAGGCCACCCCCAGGATGGCGCCAGGCACGCCGAACAGAGCGGTTATGGACATGGCCAGCGTGGGGACGGAGGCCAGAAGGTCGCTGCGCCGGGCGTAAATGGCGTAGGCCGCCAGGACGATCATGCCGATGACACACAGGCCGAAGCTGACCGCCGAGCAAAATCCCCAAAACGGCCGCCAGGCCCCGGACCAGGGGTGGCCCTGGCTGGCTTCCACCCGCATGGTGGCGTTGACCGCCTCGATGGTTTTTACCTGCCGGCCGGATTCTATGGCCGCCAGCCGCACTTCCCGGTCCACGGCCAGACGCCGCAGTTCCAGCAGCAGGTGGGGATCAGCCTCGATTTTGGCGGCCACCTCCTCGATGGGAGTCTCCGGGCTGTCGCCGGTGACCGCCCGCATAAGCTTGTGGACCAGGGGGCCGGAGCCGGGCAGCACCAGGTTGGCCACCGTCGGCGCCACGGCCTTTATCCCGTCGATCACTTTGGAAACAATGGAAGACATTGCTGCTTTTCTCCGATCAGGGCCCGGCGGAAACGCTCCAGGTCGAAACATTTACCCGGGCAGGTTTTCCACGGCGCATAGTTCCGGTGGCCGTGGACGTTTTTGGCCGGTATGTCGAAACTTTCCATCAGTGATTTGACCAGCCGCACCCCGGCGGCCCATTGATCTACCGGCGGCGGGGCGGTGTCGAAATTGCCCACGAAACAGATCCCGATGGACCGGTGGTTCATGGCGGCCTGGGGACAGTGGGCCCCGGTTGCGTTGAGCATCCGGCCGGCGATGATCTCGTACTGCGATCCCACCAGTTCGATGCCGAAGTGGTAACCCACATCGTCCCAGGGCGGCTCGACATGTAGACCAGCAGCGGCCAACTTCCTGGCCTCGGCGGCCGACACGATGCGGCCCTGGCATCTGTAGCTTGTGTGGTAGCGCCGGATGGCCTGCCAGTTCAGGGCCCGGCCGTCTTTTGTCAGGCTGTGGTGCAGGATGATGTGGGTAGGTCTCATTTGGCTGCCTCCAAACGCAAAAAGGCCCAGGAGGCTGCGACTGCGCAACCTGCTGGGCCTTTTGTGGCCGTTTACCGCCCGGCCTGAACCGGGTCTACCCGCTGCCTACAGACAATATTTCGGGCAGCGGTATATAATCTGAAAAACTATTTTAACTTACAGAAAGATAAGACAAATTTCAACAATTTTCTATCAATAAGACTCGCTTGATGCCTTGAATTCCCTGATAATTTTAATGCTTTCCTCGCTCTTCTCTATAAGTGTCTTCCTATAGATATCAAGTTCTTCCCCAGCTCTTAAGCCGACATCTCTTATTCTTTTAAGTTCTGGACTCAACACCTCCCGTTGCTTTCCCTCCCGCATCTTTGTCATCCTCCATTTTATGTTTCTTTATTGTACGACCATTATTCAGCATATATCCTATTGAATTTGCTATATCCTTTTCTCTGGCCGTTATCGCATCCAAGTCTTTTGGACGCACTTTTCGCTTTCTGCGATTTAAACGCATAGCAAACCTTGGTTCAAAAGATTTCTGGTCCTTTGTTCGTCTTATATATTTTCCATTATTGTCTTTTCTCTCTTCAATAGCCTGAAAGAAATCCTGATATCTGTATGGCGCAACTCCCTGATATGCAGTATAAAGGACTTTGTTATCAGAGCACATAGGGAGGCTACTTCCCCTATGAATAGCATCAGAATGCAATTCCATGCCCAAGCTCTTTGGGTATGGTTCCATAAAGACAACCTTCTTTATCCCAGCGCAAATAATATGTTTTGTACAATTGTGGCATGGTTCTGTGGTTACATACATTGTAGCACCAACAGGACTTCTTCCTGTCCTTGCGACACTCAACAAGGCTTCCATTTCAGCATGAACAGCCCTACAGTATTCAGTTGCTTCGCGAAAGGGCGAACCTTCAATTAAGGATTTAATCGATTCTTTAAAGTTAGATAAAGACCTTGAACCATTTTTAGGTTTACTCTTTAATGGCCCAATATATTTTTGTATTTCATTTATGATTTTTTTGTAAAGCGAATTAAAACGCTCCTCTTTATTTACGTGGTTTATACAACGCATGTCGCCTACCAAGTAACATCTTCTGTCATTTTCATCTTCCTGCCGGTATAGTCCACCTGTCGCTTTTGGTACGTCATTATGCCCTACGCCTAATACATCTCCCTTGTCGTCAATAATGGCTGCGCCAACTTGTCTACTCAAACAAAAAGATCTGTTCGCCGCAGAAAAAGCCAAGTGCATTGACCGTTCTTCAAGTGTAGGTTGATTGCTGCCGCCGCCAAATAATAAATTCACAAATCTTTTAGCATCATTATAGAGAGATTCACGGTTTTGATCGTTAACAATATAATAATCACCCATCCCGGCAAGCTTGCCGACTTGTTGCCCAGCATATCCAACGCTTGGGCGTTCGCTTTTTTCGTCTTGGTCTATTAAATCTCTTTCTTCAAACTTTACGCGGTCTTTTTTATCCCAAGACTTATAATCAACCATCCTCCTCCAACGAGTTTCTCTATCAGAATATAGAAAAAGTAAAAAAAATTCATTTGAGAAAGTTTTTCTTAATAATTCCAGCTCATTTTGATTTTTAATACTATCAACAATAAATACAGCTGTTCCTATATCAAACTGCCCTTTCTCTTCTTTTGAAAGAGCCTTTTCATATATCTCGGTTATGATTACTTTACCAATTATCTCCGGGTCTTCCTGTCTCATTTCAGTCCCGGCTTCTTGGAGAATTTTTCTGCGATTAGCTTTTGTTTTACTTTTTAGTTTCAGGTCTCTTGCTGTAATAATCTTATAATAACGTTTTATTAATTCCGACACACGGATGTTTACAACAGTACAGCCTGGCCTATTTTGAATGATATTTGTTAAATCTTCTGCAATAGAACTGCATCCAGCACCATACGGCCCGGCAAGCCCAATAATTAAATTATAATATTTATTTGAGGACATAGTTGAAAAAGGTGGAAGTATTTAATTAAATTAGGTAATTTTTACCATAACAAGTAGATTGCGTCAATATTTTTTATAGCTTGTCATCTCATTGTGTTATTAACTGTTATGGTGAAAAATAAGTTTTTTACCTCCTTTTCCGTATTGACCACCCTTTTTGTGTGTGCAACGCCCCGCACAGGGCGCAGCGCTTACCGGTGCCCGCCAGAGACCCCGGGAAATACCCCGTTTTAAACCCGCAAAACGGGCAGATTATATGGACGGCCGTCCGGGTGTGGGGCCGGCGTTCCGCATTACGCACATCATCCCAGGTTGTTTTCAGATATTTCATCCTGTTTCTCCTTGCGCTTTCTCAGCCGCGCCTTGAACTCCGCCACCTGGGCCGCTATCTGCTCGGATGAAAGTACCTCGGAAATATGGCGCTCCGGACGATCGGCCATCAGGCGACCGGTGCGTTCGGCCTCGATTTTCCGTCGTTCGGTGTCCCGGTCCATCTGGTCGGCAAACTCCCAGGCTATGGCCCGCAGGTAGTTGTGGTTTTTGAGCGGCAGCCGCCGTGGCGGATGGCCGATAATCTGCTCCATCGCCTGGCCCCAGGCCCTGGCCGAGTTCGGCCGGGCCGGCTTGCGGTCCCACTGGACATAGGGCCGGGCTACCAGGTCCTGCAGGGAAGACAGCAGGCGCAGGGCCTTTGACCAGGAAAGCCCCCGGCCGGACTGGGGCCGAAACAGCGCCAGGTAGGCCAATGCCCTGGCAGAAACCTCCCGGGGCATTTCAGCCACTGTTTTCAGGCACTGCCTGGCCTGGGCGTCATTGCCCCAGGCTTCTGCGCTGTGGACAGCGCCACATGACGGGCAGGTAAGTTTCATATTATTCCCTTTTCCCTGGCAAGCCAGGCCGGAACGATAAATTCCCACTCGTTGAAACAGGCACGCAATTGCCGGGCCTTGGTTTTGCTCTTGGGAAGCCAGATCTCGTGGGATCCGTCAAAAACCAGATAAGCCTGATCGGTTTCCCACTTGAGTTCCCCGCAAAATTCGACGTAGCGTTTTTGCGTCATTTCCGTAGCTCGTAGTCAAAAAGCTCTTTAGTCCGGCGCCTGGTGCCAAGGGTGTGCAACTCCTCGTCGGGCAACGGCTCGAACCTGTCCCAGTCCACCGATTCGGCAATCTTGATCAGGTCGGTGCGGCCAGCTGTCTTGAGCCGGGCCAGCATGCCCTTGGCCCGAACCACCCTGGATTCCAGCTTGTAGAGGACAGCTCCGTGGTCAAGTTCGACCCGGTCGTCCGGGCCGGCAAACAGGGCCGCCTTGTGCTTGCGCAAAAAGGCCCGCAGCGTCTTTTCCGCTGCCGCAAGCTGTTTTTTGGCCCGGTCCGCAGCCTCCTGGTGGGCCTGCTGTAACAGACGCAGCCTGCGGGTGTATTCGTCCTGCACCCGGTCCAGTTGCCCGGCCGCCGTGGCGATCTGCTCCAGCAGGGCGTCTGCCTGTGCCCTCAACTGCTCCGGGGCGTTCATCGGGCCTCCGGAGGCCGGCCGGACTGGAGCCGGAGCTGGCCAAGCAGGTCCGGCAGGGCAACGCGCCGCAGCTTGGCCACCTTGGCCAGCTTGCGCAGGGCCTGGTCCTGCAGGCGCGTGCAATAGTCCGTAAGCTCGGAGCCAGCCGAGGCCAGGTAATACCCGCCACCGGTACTGGACACCACCGAACAGATGGGAACGCCGTCTGCCTGGCAATCGGCGATCAGTTTGCGCAGCCGCCGGGTGTCGTTGATCCTGTTTGTCCAGTCCTTGCCATAGACTGCCCGATACAGCTCACCCATGCCCACCATGTTGGACCGGCCCACGTGGCGCGCCATCTCCATCAGCAGCCTGGTTTTATGTTTCTGGGTTTGATCGCTCATTTTGCCCTCTCCAGAATTTATGTTGGATCAGCATGCCGGTCAGGGCCGCCTCAATGCAGCGGCACAGGCCCAGCATTGTTACAATCGTTGACATATCCCCGGCCTGCAGCCGGAGGTTGTGCCCCGCAAGGGCTTCTATCCATTTATTTATTCGCTGCATTTTGCCTGCATCCTGTTCCGGTAGACATCCCGCGACAGCACCGAGACCGCCACGTTGTTGACCGTATCGACGGTTATGATCAGGTCCAGGTCGGGGTGCCAGTAAATGGCCAACCGGATGAAATGACGGCCGTTTGCAAGCCGCATACAGCAGCCCCGTTGCACCCGCACGGCCTGGCTGATGATCCGGCGCACCATTTCCACCGTGGGCAGGTTGCCCACCCGGCGTTGCCAGTTGTCGATAAAATGCCTGGACAACCTCATTGCGCCCTGCCCTGCCTCCGCTGGTGATAGGTCAGGGCCGCCACCAGCTTGTGCAGCTGCCTGGGTGTCAGCCATTCCACCAGATCCACGCCGAACATGTTTCTGGCCATGCCCTCGGCATAGCACCAGGGCAGGGACAGGTCGGCCAGGACGGCCTCGATCTTGCCGATCAGGGCCTCCTTTGACGAGGCCGGCCGCCGCTGACGGCTGGCCGACCGCGGCCGGAACCCCAGGGACCTGAAATGGCGCATCAGGGCGTCCAGGCCGGCCTGGTCGAGATTTTTGGCAGACTCCACCCCCACAGATTCCAGGGCCGCCCGGTACTCAGGCTCTGACAGCCCCAATTTGGAGCGCGCCACATGCACGAGCGCGATTTGTTTTTTGCTGAGCATAGTTTGCCACCCTGAAATTGATTTTCGGCTTGAGCCATTCCGCCAGTGGGAAGACTGCCCGCGAGGCGCACTGGGGACACTGATCGACACCATTGACTGCCACCGGCCGGCCGGTCCATTCGCAGTCAAGACACAGATAGGTTTCGTTGAGTTTCATCATTCCTCCTCTATTTCCAGCAGGGCCTGCCTGGCCTCCAGCACGGCCGCAAAGGCGGCGTCGATCCGCTCCAGGGCCTGGCGGCGCAACCGGCGCAGTTTTGCGGCTTTTTCCAGGTTGGCCTGGAAAGCCGGACCCGGATCGTTGATCAGCCGGAACAGGCTGGGCAGGTTGCCCGCCCGCCGCCGGTCGATCCGTTTGAGCACCCCGCGCTTGGTCAGCATCCGGAGATACTCCCGGGCATAATTCGGGCTGGCGCCGCAAAGCTCCACCAGGTCCTGGTAGGTTACCCCGTCCGATTTGCGGGCCCGGATCAGGCGCCACATTTTGCGCTGGATTTCACCGGCATGGCTGGTCAGGCCGATATAGCGGTAAAGGCCGGGTTTGATACGCTCCACCTCGCCCCGGCGGATAAAATCCCGCATGGCCACGTACAGTTTGCGGCGGTGAACATTCAGGGGCAGGTCCAGCTCCCGGGCCACTGCCATCAGTTCGATGGGTCCGGATTTTTCCGCCGCCAGACGCTGGAACGCCGCCCGTATCTGATCGGTGAAACGCTCGCTCATGCCGTGCCTCCCAGACCGGTCTTGATGGCGATTTTGGCAGTCTGCTGGTCGCATTCGGCGGTGCCCTTGGCGTTGAGGATCTGCACTAGGTTGATGATGTCGCGCCGCACGATCCGGAAATCTCCGCCCGCGGCCTTGTGGAAAATACCGGCCACAGCCGGAGACAGGGTCAGGCCGGCAAATTCCTTGGCGTAAACTATGATGTCGCGCACCTCGATGGGCTCAAACAGCAATTGCTGGTATGTCCGGGACCAGACCCGGCGGTTGCGCCGCATGACAGAGACCAGCTCTTCTTCGCCCACCAGGATGATGGGGGCCCCGGAAAGATCCGACAGGTCACGCACCACGTCCAGGAACCAGCCCGCCAGTTTTTCTATCTCGTCCAGGAAAACCGGTCGCGGCCGCTGCACCAGCATATCCACGGCAGCGGTAAACGCTACTGCCTTGCGGCCAGGAGGATTGCCCTGCCAGCCGCACTCGGTGCACAGGGCCTGCAAAAACGGCAGTTCGGATGTGCGCCAGACAGTTGCCATACGCAGATAAACAGCATCGTTTTGGGCCGTGTACCACTGGCAGGTGCGGGTCTTTCCCCGGCCGGCCCGGCCATAGACCAGGCCCAGGCGTCCTTCGCCGGCGGCAAGCTCCAGTCCGTCCATGAGCACACCGAAATTGCGGACGTTTTTGGTTTTGACGAACACAGGCTTGGTTTTGATCATCCGTCCCCTCCCTATTGTTGCACCTGGTACATGATGGCGGCCGCGGCTGCCACCTGGTCCCAGTATCCAATGTCGGCCTGGCGCTTCCAGGCCGGGGTCTGCTCAAAGTATTTCATCCAGGCCGCCCAGCGCTTGGGGATCAAAAGCCCGCGGGCCTCGGCTTCCACCAGGCGTTCGTAGCGGTCAAGCTCGCCCAGATCCTCCAGCTCGGACCACATGTCGCGGGCTTCTGCCTGTTGTTCTTTTTCGTATTCCGCCACCTCGGCCAGGATCTTGGCCTCGTCATCGGCGGTAAGCTGCGGGGCAGGATCATCCTGTGTTGGCGCCTCTTGTCCGGTTTCCAGCAGTCCGGCGGCGGCCAACTGCCTGCGGTGGGCCGGCAGGACTTCGTCTTCCAGGAATTTGCGGGCAGATATGCTGGCAAGCTTTTCCTGGTGCCGCTTTTCGGCGATCCATTTACGCAGCTTTTCCCGGTCCTCGTCATCGCCCAGGATGGCGGCTGCCGGGTGGATCTTTTCGGTTTGCTTCGCGCTACAGATAAAGCGGCCGTCGGTTTCAAAAACGTAGATCTCCTCTGGCGCTTGCAGGTCGTAGCGGATCAGGACCTGGTGGCGGCGGCCGTACAGTTCCGGGTGATAGTAATTGCGGCCCAGGAAATGGATGCCGTTGCGCCTGATATGGCGGATCTCCTGGGCCATCATCAGGAAGGTGAGTTCAGCCGGGTCCACGCCCGGGCCGCGGCCGGTCTCGAAAACCTCTGCCGGGCACCTACCGTTCAGGTGGCCGCTCTGGGGTCGCTGGACGTACTGGTCGAACCAGGCCGCAATCGCCCGGTGGGCCTGTTCCATAGTCAGGCACTGGCCGCCGGTCCATTTTTCATAGACCTTGCGGTGCAGGGTCTCGCCGCGCAGCAGGCGGGGCGGTTTCTTGTCGATGGACGTGCCCACGTAGGTGGGGCACCAGCGTTCGAGTTCGGCAAAATCCCGAAAAAAGCGTTCAATGGTCTTGCTTTGGCCGTGATAAGGCCAGGCAAATATGGTCTTGATGTTCAGGCGGGCAAACAGCCCGAACAGGCCGGATTCTGTAAGGTCGGAGTTGAAAAACTTGCTGCCGAAGGCCTTGCCGTTGTCCAGGTAGGCCACCTGCGGTATTTTGCCCAGGCGCAGGATGGACCGGCGCAAGGCAGAGGCAATGGCCTGGGTGTTTTCCGTGGGCATGATCTCCCAGCCCAGCGGATAGCTGGACTTCATGTCCCGCCACACGATCAGGGTCATCCGTTTGGGCTTGCCGGTCCAGGGGTTGATGATTTCAAAATTCAGGATGTGGCCGTCGGCCACCACCAGGTCGCCCACCTCGATCGTATCGTAGTCCCGTTCGATATACAGGGCGCATTTGTCGTTCCAGGCCTTGGAGCCCTCCCTGGTCCACACCCAGATATGGTAGTGGCGGTCTTTCCATTGAGCCAGCCAGCGGCGGTAGGTGCGCTCGCTGTGGCCGTTTTCGATGCCCTTGGAGGCCATGACCGCCTTTGCCATGCGGATGGCCTCGGCGATCAGGGGCCGATTGGGGTGCAGGACGCACGAGAGCAGGATCTCGGTCTGCTGTGGGGTCAAAAGCCCTGTACCGGCCGGCCGGCCGCGACGGTCGGCCAGGGCCGGCAGGTTAGCTGTCTCAAAGGATCTCTTCCAGCGTTCGATGGTTTGCCAGGAGACCGGGCCAAGTATCCCAAACAGGCGCGGATATGACTGGCCAGCGTTGTAGGCGGCCATAAAACCCTTGCGGGCCGCGGTTTTGCTGCCCCGGCCGGCCTGGTTCAGGTGCTCTACGTAAGCCCGGACCAGGTCGGCCCTGGCAGCGGCCACCGCCTGCCGGTCGAGGGTGGTTGGCCTTGACATATCCGTTTTTATCGTTCCTTTCCTGTTTGAATTTGGGTTTAAGTTTGGGTTTATCCCTCCGGGGGATTCGACCGGCAGGCTTTCGGCTGGCTTTTCCTTATTTAATAGAGCTGCCTGGATATCCTCGGGCAGGGTCGATACGGCATAAAGAGGAATTTTGCCGCCCCGGCCTGTGGCAATGGTGTACGGCCAGGCTTCCTTTTTGGCCCGTGCCTGTATCCATCGGACGGTTTTGCCGGTTTGCTCGGCGATCTGTTTTGCTGTCAGCCCGCTCATATCAGCCGTCGTTTACTCTCTATTTCCTGTAAAAATAGCTCGCGCTTGCGCTTTTCAGCGCGAGCGCGGCGTTCCTCTTCAGCAAAACGCTGGATCTCGGCCCGCAGGGCGTCCGGCCCCGGCATTGCGAATATGCCCGCCGCGTCAGTCAGCACCTCAAGTGGTTCATTGGAGCCGGTCGCCCTGCAAAAGGCCGGGATATACTCCGCCGGCGGCCGGTTCTGGGGCTTGGACTCGGCCGTCCAGCTATCGATCATGGTCTTGGTGATCTCAACGCCCACCAGGTGGGACATCTCGCCGGCTATCTGGTGCCGGCTCAAGTGGCATTGTTTGATGGCGCGTTTCATGGCTCGCCGCAGGGCCACGTTGATATTGAGGCTGCCCTCTGGATCGCGGCTGGCCCTTTTTTCGGCCTGAATGCGCTCAAGGCAATCCAGCAGGCTCATTTGCTGCGGTACCCTGTCTATTTTTCCCGGCTTATTAGCCATTGACGCCCGTCCTGGCTTATTGGTAAGCTTTAAGCAGCGATATAATTAGCTCTTATGCCACCTTGCGCCGGCCGCGTTTTGGTGGCTGGGTGTAGTAGTCTGCAAAGACGATATGGTGATCCACGCCTATCGCCGTTGCTATAGCTCGCATTATGCGGTCTGATACCGTAAGCCGGTTTACGACCTTTGATACGGTCATGGGGTGCACGCCGCATTGGCGTGCAATCTGCGCCTGAGTAATGCCTCGCTCTTTGAGCAGGTATTGAATTGTGGCAGGGGAAAAACCGATATTCATTGTACCTCCGGCGCCATGTCTATTTTTGAAGGAATTATAGATAAGCTTATAACCGCAAATGGGTTTTTATGTCAAGCGAAATAACCCAAAAAGAGTTTGGTAACCGCCTAAAACAGCTCCGAAAGGCAATAGGTCTTTCTCAGAAAGAAATGGCGAATAGGCTTAATATTGCCGTAAGTACCTACCAGCATTACGAAAGAGGGGAAAGGACTGCGCCAATTTCATTGATTCCCGCACTAACCGCAATTGGGGTTTCATCTGAATGGCTTTTAAATGGCACCGGTGAGATTTTTCAACAACAAAATAACCCTCATGTTAACGACACAAACATAGTTGAAATGAAACATATTGAGCTCGTAAAAAAATTCAAAGATCAACAACGAGCTGTATCAATAAATGAAATCCTTATAGAAATTGAGCAATTAGATATAAATGCCCTGAGAGATGTTGAGATATATCTAAGAGGCCTTGCTAATGGTTTAAAAATGGCTGCAAAAAATAGTGGCGGGGATCGCCGGCACGGCGAACGCCGCCAGCATGATCGTCCAGACCAAATCCCGGAAGGTATTGACCGGCGCAGTGGCAAGGATCGCCGGGAGACGGGAACATAG